ATAACGTTACTCTACCCTCAGTACCACCGTCAGATAATAGAATTTGATCGCCTGCTACTAAAGTTGAACCTGTTAAATCAGTAGCACCATCTATATTTACAATGGCCTCAACATTACCAAATTCTAAAGCTCCACCTGTACTGACTTTTAAAACTTGACCAGTTGACCCAATTGATAATGAAGCCCCTAAACCACCGTGAGTAAGACCTATAAATTCACCCGATTGATATTCAGCTAATCCAGTGGCGTTTCCACTTCCGTCAAAGACTGTTCGTATTGGTGTTTTTACTGACATAATTTTTTTCTCCTTAGTATATTTATAACATTTTTGATCTAAAACTCAAATAATTGTGCAGCAGTTTGATTACTACCACTCGCTAAAGTAAATGTTTGATTTTTTGTAAATACAGTAGATGTTGTAGAACCTGAAAACTTGAAAGTTGCAGCTGCACTAGCTAACCCACCAGCGGCAGTAAAAAATGACACATTTCTAATAATAGCTCCACTATCATCAGTAACAGCAAGTTTATCACTACCAATCTTTGAATCTGATGGTAATGTAACTGAAGTACCATCACTAGATATAGTTGCACCCGCCAAATCAATCGTATTACCTGACAAGTATATATCTCTCCATCTTAAAGATGAAGTACCTAAATCATATGTAACATTTGTATCAGGTACTAACGCCGTAGCAAATCTACCTGTTACTGTAATCGTATCACTTGTAGCGTTACCTAAAGTGATATTACCATTTAAATTTGTTGTACCAGTAACTGTTATATTTCCAGATGCTGTAACATTTGCTGCTCTAATATTAGAGTCTGTTATTGATAAATCTCCTGTACTAGCCCCTGTAAATGTTCCTGACCCAAATACAACTTCGTCTGCAGATTCATCATATCCTAAGAAAATATTGTTATCACTACCTCTCTCAATAATGATACCTGCATCGCCTGATGCTGAACCTGTACGTCCGTTTCCTAATTCGATTAATTGATCAGATATTACTGTATTTGTAGTAGCGGCAGTTGTCGTTGTTCCGTTAACTGTTAAGTTACCTGTGATTGTTGCGTTACCACCAACTGATATATTACTATTAAATGTTGCTGAACCAGCATCTGACATATCTAAAAGTAATGCTGTGATAGCAGAACCACCATCATCACCTATAAACTTAATGTCTTTATCCTGTGTAGCAACTTTAATCTCAAAGTCAGTTGAGTTATTTGTAAATCTACCAAATTCTGTTCCTGCGTCTTTTAATATAATGTCAGCGCCATCAGCGTCTAAACTAATATCACCCGCACTATCTAAAGTGATTGTAGTACCTGTAATTGTAGATATAACAGGACTTGTTAATGTCTTATTAGTTAATGTTTGTGAAGCATCATTTAACGTTATGTTAGATGTGTTTGATAAATCAGTTGAAGCAATAGTAATATTACCTGTACCATCAAAACTTTGTCCTGCGATATTTCTAGCAGTAGCCAAAGCAGTTGCTGTATCAGCATTACCAGTTACAGCACCAGTTACGTTACCTTCTAAATTTGCGACTAAAGTACCTGTGGTAATTGTTAAGTCACCTGTACTTGCACCTGTAAATGATCCTGTACCTACTATGAACTTATCAGCACTTTCATCAAATCCTATAAATGCGTTATCAGAGTCACCTCTCTCTAACACAAGACCCATATCATTACCAGGAGTACCTGTTGTACCGTTACCTAATTCTATTAGTCTATCTGTAATTGTTGAGTTAGTAGTTGCGAGTGTTGTAGTAGTACCATTTACAGTTAAGTTTCCTGTAATTACAGCGTTTCTAGTTACTGATAAATCTCTGCCTATTGTTACATCACTTGGTAATCCTATTGTAACTTTATTATCTGTTACAACGGCTTCTATTTCATTTGTAGTACCAGAAAATGTAAGTGTGTCTGTTAATAATGAAACTGTGTCGGTAGTAGATGAATCATCTCTAATAGTTAAATTTGTAGCAACATTTACTTCACTTGCTGCTGTTAAACGACCTTGAGCGTCAACTGTAAAAGTAGGTATAGTTGTTGTTGAACCATAACTACCAGCAGATACCGCTGTATCTGCTAAAAACGAAGCTCCAATAGTATCACCTGATTGATATTCAGCAATACCTGTTGGTACTCCGCCTGTAAATACTAGTCTTATTGGTGTTTTATTTGCCATAATTTATTAAAATGTATATGCCGGATTATTATCATCATAAACTGTTGCTTGTGCTGTAATCGCTGGCGTACTCAATCCTCCTGAATTAGTATATACTTGATTAAAATATTTTACATTGGTATTAAATCTAAAAACAAATCCAGCGGCCACACTATTTAATCCACCAGCATTTGTATATATGCTGACTTGTTTTTTAGGGGCGCCAGATAAAAATATATCTTTAAAACTTTTTGTGATTGAACCTATATCGTGTGTTGCAGTAGAGTCAGGTAATATATCACTACCAACACTCTCAAAGTTAGTAGTATTTGATATTTCGACTATATCATTACCACTACGTTGATATATCTTTTTATCAGTAATGTTTACAGCAACTTCACCATCAGATAAATTACTTGTAGTTGGTACTGCAGAAGCTGTGTTACTTCTTTTTAATTTTATAATAGTCGCCATTTAATTTCCTTTAAAAATTAAAATGTTCCGCCATCTAGTGATGTTACCGTTACAGCACCTGAGGATACTGTAAAGTTATCTGAACTAAATGAAGCTACACCTTTGTTTGATGTTGTTGCTAACTCAGCAGCAATAGTTATTGTACTACCAGAAGCACTTGTATCAATACCTTCTCCAGTTAAAAACTCTAACGTACCACCAAGTGATACAGAACCAGCAGTCGAACTTTCATCTGTAAATGAAATCGCACTATTTGATAATTTATCATTAGCGATACTACCTGCTAAGTGAGCGTTATCTACTGAACCATCTGTAATGTGTTCAGAGTCTATAGCGTCATCAGCAATTTTTGAACCGTCAATTGCGTCAGCAGCAATTTTAGCACCAGTTACATTTAAGTTTGTAATTTTTGCTGTTGTTACGGCAGTAGCAGCAAGTTGGTTTGTACCAATACCATCTGCTTTAACTCTTAATGCGTCACTTGATACTTCAATAGTTGAATCATCTACAGCAACGTTTAATGTGTTACCTGATTTAGTGATTGCGTCACCAGCAGATATTTGACCTGCACCAGAAAATTGTTCAACTGTAATATTAGTTGTTCCTAATGTTGGTGTTCCGTTATGTGTAAATACGTAACCATTATCAGCATTAGCAGTACCTTCTTCAACGAATACAAAAGCACCACCTGTAATTTCAATCGCCTCATCACCATCTGGTGTTCTTGTTAAAACGTAAGCAGCAGAACCTGAACCAACTGTAGTTACTCTATATAAACCGTTTTGAGTAGCTGTTGACTGGTCTTTTAATAATATTCTATCATTTTCTGATGGAGTTTGACCATCAATAGAGAATGCACCGTTTGAACCAGCAGTAATTGTTCCAGCACTATTATCATATGTACCAGCAACGTTTGCTGTTGAAGCATATCTAACAGAAGCTTTTACATCTAAACCATTAGCAACACTATCTACATATGCTTTTGTAGCAGCGTCTTGAGCACTTGATGGATCAGTTACATTTGTAATTTTACTTGAGTCAACGTCAATAACACCAGTACCTTTAGGTGATAATTTAAGATCAATGTTTGAATCACCACCTGAAGTAGCAATCTGAACACCATTACCTGTAGCAGCATTAGTAATTTCTAATTCATTTACAGCATTTGTAGTTGTTTGTAAAAGAATTAACTCATTACCATTAGCATCAGCAACAAAACCACCGTCAACAAATTTAGGTGCTGTAAGTGTTTTATTAGATAATGTTTCTGTACCTGCTAATGTAGCAAAAGAGCCATCTTGTAAAGCAGAATTAAATTCAGCAGTAGTACCTGTTAAAGTATTGTTGCCTAAATCTATTGTTTTTGTTGTAAGTGTTTGATTACCAGTAAGTGTAGCAACTGTACTATCAATCGCAAAAGAAATTTGATTATCACTTACAGTAGTATCAATACCAGTACCACCATCAAATGTAATTGTTTCACCTGTTGAAACTGAATCGTTTGAACCAGTATCAGCGGCAAGTGATAAAGTAGATACTACAGTACCGAAACTTAAATTTCCTGAACCATCTGTTTTTAAGAATTGGCCGTTTGAACCATCACCATCTGGCAACGTGAAAGTAGTTGTGGTTGTTACGGCATTCGGAGCTTTAAGTCCAATGAAATTTGTTCCGTTATTAGTACCTTCGTTTAATTTTAAAGTACCACCTGTTGAAGCGTTATTACCTATTAAGATTTCATCAATCGCTTTGTTAGTATCAACAGTTAATGCTGAATTTGCTGTTAATGTTCCATCTACGTGATCTAACTTATCTGTAAAATATTGACCACCGATTACTGTAACGTTATTTGCGTTACCGTCACCACCTGTACCACCTTCACCTATAAAGATTCTATCTCCAAGGTTACCTTGTGTCCCTGCGCCGTATGTATAGGCTAGTTCTCCAATTTTAAGTGATGAGGGTGCCGCAGTTCCTGAACTACGTTTTATCTGAATTACTGTTGCCATTTCTTAATTCCCCTAAAAGTTTCCACCGTTGAACGTTAAAGTTCCTGAGGTAGTTTCTAATTCGTTTCTTGTTATAAATTTGTCAGATGTAGCATCATATTGAATTAAAGCACCGTCAACCAGAGAAGATGAATTGACATCTGTTAGACTTCTTAATTGTCTAACACCATCAACGTTAACTTGAGCCGTTGGAGTTGTAACACTAACCTGTTGTGGTCCAGATGAAGTTGTACTATTAATTTTAGCAGTTACGCCACCTGTACGATTAATTACGGCTTTTACCATAGATATATCTCTCTTTTTGTTATATTTATAATAAAACTATACTAAAGAATTAAGTTGTCACAGATGGACTAACTGTAATAATACCTTCAATCACTCTTGTTATTGTACTATCAGAAGTTTGTGTAATTTCTACGTCATAAACGTATCTAGCGGGTGCGTCAAGTGTGTTTGTTTGATCTGCTGTCAATGATAGAGTAATTACACCAGTTGTAGCATCACTTGCGATTGCTGTTGTAAGTGTTGTTCTTGTTCGTGTAGAAGCATATCCCTTTGCCATTTTCGCTGACGCTGTGTAACCTGTTAAGTTAAACGCAGTTCCGTCTGTATCAGTTACAGTTACGTCAGATGAAAAAGTTGCTCCCTGGTCAATCCTAAGATTTGCTATCGCCGCCATTTAATTTTTCTAATTCTTTTTTGATTTCCATATTGTAGTAATTAGTTAAAACATCAATCTTTTCAAGTTCCATTTCGTGTCTTGTTTTAGATGTTTGTAATTCTGATCTACTAAAAATTACATTACGACATCTAATTGTTAACTCAGACTCTTTATACTCTTTACCATCAATTGTTATAATCTTTTCTTCACTCATTTTCACTCCTTGTTGTTTATATTTATAATAATTTTAATAATCTTTTAGTAAAAATCACTATTAAATGATATTATTGTTTTTCTAAAATTATCATTAATTTTCTCTGATGCATGATAATACATCGCAGGAAAAGTAACCAAGTCTCCTTCTTTAGCTATAAGATTTAGCGATTTTTTACTATTTATGACAGGTCTAATACTTGTTGTTTTTCTCACATCTGGAAGCTCTAGATAATAAACATTTGTAAAGTTTGTTTTTTCGTGTATATGATAATTATGAAAATTATTCTTATAATATTGTTGAAACCATCCATTTGTAATGTAGCAAGTATCTTGTTTAAGTAAGTTTGCCATCTCATTTATATAAGGTGTAATAATTTTATAAAAATATTCTAAATATTCTCTCTTTAAATTTTTAGGTAAATTCCAATCCGTATGTGTTATGTCTTCAAAAGAATTTTTAGGTATACTATCAATTAAAGATAATAGTTTGTCTTTAATTTGTTTGTGTTCTTTTATTTTAGTCACTAGATAATAACTTGGAATTTTTTTTATTTTAATCATAAAAACTATACCATCCTGTAATAATACACTTATCTTTTTTAGAGTTTATAACACCTACGTGAGAATGTGTCCAATCGGTAGGCCATATGACAGTATTACCAATAATACAATCAGAAGTAAATTTTTGTTTTGGCCAATTGGTGCCTGCATTCTTTACAGTATTTAAGTAAGTCATAAAAACAATAACACGTTTTGATGCTTCTATACAGCTTCTTTCACAGTGAACTTTTTTAAAACCTTGACCTGGTTTATAGTATTGTATATTATAGTCTTCTACAAGACCCCATTTTTCTAATAGTGTATCTACTTCTGGATATTTAACTCTATATTCATCAATACATTTTTGTAATTCAATCTTATATGCGTTAAAAGGATATTCATCATTGCTAACCGAAATAGGTATTTCTCTAGCAGTTTTAGTTTTGGTATCGTGGTAAGGGTCTATATGTTTATCTTCGTTATTCAAATAATATTTAAATATATCTTTACATAAATTTTTATTAATTTTAGATAAATGTATAAAATTATCCATTAAGTCTTAACTCTTTTTGATGTAGGTAAAGTCGGATTTAATTGTTTATCTTTATCCCATATTTCGTGCCAAAATGTAATATAGGTATATCTATCTTCTTTTTTATTAGAATTAAAAGTTTCTGCTGCATGATATTCGCTACCATCAAATAAAATACATCTATTATATTCAGAGTTGATAAAACAAGTTTTTCTAAATTGTGCATTATTTTCATCTCTCTTATTTGTAAAATAGACTTCTTCTTTTTTTGTAACTTTTTCAGAGTTATTTACTATTTGAAAGTAACATCTTTTATCATAACCAAAATCTACAATGTTTGGAAAAGGGGTAATTGGTTTAAATAATGATGTTCCAGCATTAGTATCTTTATTTAAATATATTATAGAAGTAATTTGACTACCCGCATCAGTATGTACCCAACCATCTATTAGATTAGCAGGTATTCTTTGAATATAAGAAGATGCTCTATAAGACAATTCTCTACAATTATTTGGGTATAATAAAGATAAAGTTTTTAATGCAAGACTTTTAAATATCTCAGGGTTTAATTCACTAACGCATCTTGTTCTAAATCCAGGAAAATTAAGACCTGGTTCATATTTCTGTTTTAATGCATAATCTTGTAAAAGATCAATGTCACTATAAAATTCATCTGCTACTAATAAAGGCCAATTCATTTATTTACAATTATATTCCAAGTTAAAGTTTGAAGAAGTTTATCCAGTAAAAGATGTTTGAGATTATTTTCTTTAATATGTTCATGCAGTTCTTCTATATCTAATATTATCCACTGGTCTTTAAAATCAAATACCATCTTTTCTGCTTTCGTATCAAAAAATCCTATTTTTCCTTCCGTCTTATCTTTAAATTTTTTAATAGGACTTAAATCAAATTTATAAGATTTATTTGTTGACTTATGTAATATGCCTTCTATATCCCATCCTTCTTTTACTTTTGGGTATTTTTTATTTTTTAATAATTTTGAAAAAGAATCTATTGACATTATTATTCAAAAAAATTAAAATTGATAACATATCTTCTATGTATATCAGTTTGATAAACTACTTTATGAAATACGTTTGTAGGGAATAACAACATTCTATTTTCAATATTATCTATTGGTATTTCTTTTTTACCTATTTTCAATATTGTTTTAGCATTACAAGTTGTAAGAAAATATATTCCAGTAGTGGAATTATCATATAGGTAATCCACGTGATAAGATGATTCGTTATTATCAACATCTCTACAAGTTAAATTTGCTCTTATTTGTAAAATTGATTTCATACTTAATTTTTTAATAAATGGTTGCATATGTGTATAAAAAGCATTATGATTTGGTGCAAATTTATTATAAAAACAAAAAGAAAAGAAACCATTTTTATTTTTAGACTTACCCATAGACGAATCAATAGCTCTGTAGTACCAAGGCACATCTTCTGATTTTAAAAAGTTAGAAAAATTATTATAAGTATCTTTTTCTAAAAATTTATCTATTATCTTATACTTTGTTTTTGAGTTCAACTGGAAGTCCTATATGTTTTCGGTTGTCAAAAATATTATCTACACCACTGCTAAGTCTATTATAATGTAAGAAAACTTGAGCACAGTCTTTACCTTTAAATGGTTCTCTCCAATGTTCTAAATCACAACCAGAATAGATTAACATATCTCCTGGTTTAAGAGTTATCTTATTACCCTTATCATTTGACGGCACATAATCTTGTATACCATGCCTTCCTCTTTTTTTACTATTCTTATTTACATAACCTGATTTAGGATTTGGGTTTATGAATATTGGCCAGGGATCACCACCTAGATTCATAGTAACTGATATTTCGCAACTAGGTCTATCTTTATGTCTTTCTAATACATCACCTTCTTTGTATATTCTAGCATAAGAATATGTTGGTATAAGTTTTTCTTTTGTTTCTTTCTCTACTAAAGGTTGTACTTTTAATAAAAGAGTTTCCATGGCAATATCAGCATAATGAGAATATGTATTAGGTACTTGAGGATCTTTAAAAAATCCCCAATCGCAATTATCTGGTGTAATATATCCGCTATAAACTAAAGTTTCTGCCACTTGTCTTTTTATTAAAAAATAATTAAATACAAATTCAGATACATCTTTGGATATGGCTTTTTTTAATACGCCGTATTTGTTTTTCTTAAAATTAATTGACATTATATACTCCAAAAGATAAAATTATTCTTGGACCTAAACCAATAGCTCTATGTTTTATTCCTTTTTTAATGAACAATCTATCTCCCCTTTCTAAAATAATTTCTTCGTTATTTATACAGTACAAAGTTTTTCCATATGCTCCCATAATATGAACAGATTCCTGATCGCTGTGTGCATCACCTCTAGCTCCTCTCATATGTGAAAAGAATAAATCTAAAGTGGTTCTCTTATTTTCTTTATTAAACATATGATTCATTTGATTATATACTTGATTAAAAAATGGCTCATCTTGTATATCTTTTATTTGAAATATACTATCTAACAAGTAATCATCTTTATATACAGATATAACTCTACTTTTAAAATTATTATCTGCCATTAAAAAAGATAATCTATTAAAATCTAATTCTTTTTTAAATTTTATAAATTTCTTTTCTAAAAAATATTTCATTTATTTAAAAGGATACCCTAGATTCCAAATAACTAGAGAATATCTAATTCCAGTTTTTACAGGTCTAACTCTATGCCATACGTGGCTAGGAAAAACAACTATACTACCTTTGGGTAATATTTCCGTACATATTTTTCGATTATGTCCTTTGTCAGGATTCATATTTCTAAAGTCAAACTCTAACTCGCCACCTGTATAATCTTTAGGATCACTTAATGATATTGTAACTGATAGTTTTCTAACTTTACCATACTTATTTTTATTAATCTTATTTAAACTACCATTATTTTCATCAAATCCGTAAGGTTTGTCCCAACTATCACAATGCCAATCATAAAATTGTTTTGGTTTGTATTTTGTAAACTGACAAGCTTCAGAAAAGTCCCATTGATAATTCCATCCAGCATTTCTATTTGCTTCATAGATATATGGATGGATTGCCTGATATATCCATTTTTCATCTAACCAAGTTATATTTGAACTTCTTATTTTTTTAAGATCATTAATTTCTTTTTTAGATTTTTTACTTGCTGGTGCTAAATCACCACCAATTAAAGCAGTTTCTTCTTTTTGTTTTAAAGCTCTTCTTGTAATTTTATCACAAAATTTAGAAGATAAAGCTGATGTAAAGTACCAATAATAGTTACTTAGATTCATAAGTATTTTTAATAATATAATTTAAACTATTTGATGTATTTGGTTCTATTCTATAAACTAAAGTGCTTGGGAATATAACATACGAGTTTGTTTTTAAACTTATTTCATAAAATTTGTCTTTTAATCTCTTATCATCATATTCAAACATAATTTTAAACGAACCATCTTTAGGAATATTAACTCCATAAAACATTACATAGTCAGTAGAGTTATTTAAATCCATAGGGTTTATTTCTATCAATGAAAGAGAATATTCATTAGGTCTCATTTGAATACCTATTGTTTCTCTTTTAATAAGATATTTGCTATTTTTTAAGTTAAAATAATCTCTAATATACGTATCTAATATATCGTTACTTTTAGAAAATGGAAATTGATTACCAGACAAATAATGTAATATATCTGCTCTCAATGATTCTGCATTTATTTCAACTCCTTCAGGCAACTTTACATCTCCAGTGTAAATATCTATCTCTGAAAGTATTGTTTTTTTCATATTCATTTATACCTCACTATTGTTAAAATTATTTATACTACTATATATAACGCTCATAAATCCTCATTATTTTATGTTAAAAGATACTTTTAGGAAACCAAGTGTGTATTTCACCACCATCATTTAAGTTTTTATATAACATTTTTATTATCCATCTACAAAACTATCCTCATAACCATAAGGTGGTTTTGGAACGAAATTACATGCTATTGAATATCTAATCGTATTATCATAACTCTTTAATATGTTATGATATGTAGAAGACGGAAAAATAACTAAAAGTTTGTCTTCTGGTTTAAAAGACCAAGAGCTAGAATTAACTGTATTAAATTCATTTGATTCTAAATCATAATTGTTGCTGTTCCAATTATTATTATAAAAACAAATATTAGATATATTTTTACTACACTTATTATAATAAACAGCTGAATACATACTATTACAATGTTTATGTCTTTCAGATTCTTCTTTCTTTTTACATATAGTCGCCCAAGAAGTTGTTACTCTAAAATTCGTTTTTTTATAACCCATAACTTGTTCATTATAAACACAAATCATTTTTAATATTTTTTCTTTTAATACTTTAAATTTTTTATCTTTAAATAAAAATAAATCTTTACTTGCACCAGCCCCTCCACTTTGATTTGTAGAACGATATTCTAATTTTCGTAAGGTGTTTTCTATTTGATTTTGTTCTTTTTGAGATATGTTTAAGGTATACAATCCTATAGGAACGGCAAATAAAGGTATAACTGTTGATGAGTTGAAATGTGTTTTATTTAAATCAGGTTCTTTCATAATATTTCATTTTCATTTGTAACAACATTATATATATCATTTTATAACCACTAACTAATTAGTGTATATCATAAACCGATTAAGTTAATACTTTGATTAAGCTAATCCGTTAACTAAAGTCCAACCAGTTGTATTGTCTGCTTGGTAAGCGTCTTCGTCCCAATTGTATATCCAACCGTGTGTACCATCTATATTTTGCTGATTTTGTTCAGCTGTCATATCTGGTTTTGCTATAGGAGGTACCCAACTAGCAGTTGAGATGTCTTTAGTCCAAGATGCGTAAGGTTGAGGTTTCCAAAAAATGTTATTTACATCATCATACGTATCGCCGATATTAGCAAAATTTCCTCTAAAAGGAGTACCATCTAATTTATGTACGGCAGCCTCAGTATTATAAGATGTTTGTATCCACTTTGCTGCAGGCCAATTATTATGTGTTTCTAAATAAGTTTGCCCGTTGGCCTCAGTTGTTGCATTGGAGTTATCTACAGCTACAACTTGTAGAACTATTTTTGAGTCGTCTATTTTTGCGAAATGTGCCATAAGTTTACCTATTGAAATTTATACCTAATTATTACTATTCCACTACCACCATTACCACCACTAGATTCGTGTGAAGGTCCTGGTGCAGCACCACCGCCACCTCCTCGGTTTGTTGACCCTGAAGTACCAGAAGGTCCACCACCACCAGCACCACCAGATTGGGTTGTACCGAAAGTAGCTCCTGCTCCACCACCACCATAAGCAACTGCTGTACCGCCTATTGAAGTTGTAATACCACTACCACCTACTCCTGCAGTTCTATTGTTTGGTGTAGGTTGCCCAGCGTTTAGTGTTCCACCACCACCGCCTCCAGAACCAGCACCATCAGATCCTGCACCTGTTCCACCATTTTGTCCTTGAGGTGGAGATACGGGAGGTTGATTACCTGATCCTCCGCCTGTAGCACCAATATGTCCTCCACCAGATCCTCCGCCAGAACCACCTGGTCTACCTGCTTGAGGACTGTCATTGAAAAAACCACCACCGCCGCCACCAGCAGCTGAGAAACCTAGTCCAGATGAAGTAGAACCATTTCCACCTCCGCCGCCGCCGCCACCGCCGACTGTAATTGGATAACCTTGAGCTGAAACTGAAACTCCAGTACCAGCTGCTCTTGGGCTACCAGACCATCCACCATCTGCATTAGATTCTCTAACACCACCTGAACCACCTCCACCACCGTGTCTTCCAGCACCAGCACCACCACCCGCTAGTACCATATAATCAACAAAGTTTGACCCTGCTGCGTTACCCGCATCTGATACGGTAAATGTTCCTGGTCCAGTAAAAGTATGAATTTTGTAATCACCTGATGTTGTAATTGTTCCACCTGTAGCAGTTACGAATGACGCTGCAACAGCTCCTCTAAATTGTCCTATAGTTATTTGACCAGAAGAAGGTATTGTACCTCCAGCAACTGGAGCTGATGTATTTGCACCAACAATTCCACCACCAGAATAATACTCGGTAATTTGTATTGGATTAGAACCACCAAACTCAGTTTGGATTCCGCCTAAACTTGTATTCGTTGAAGGAACAGCCATCTTAATTTTTCTCCCTAGTTAAAATTTCTACTTTTTCGTTTAATTGTTTTACAGCTTCAA